AGAAATTTAAAGTGGACAAAATATTGGATCTTATTTTTCTTTAGATCATTGGGCGCATAGTTTCTCCGTATAGAGAGAACTAATCGGCTACCTTCTTCGACTGTTACGATGTAAGGTAATTTTATTCCTGTCGGTTGTCCGTCTGGACCAACCTCTTCGAAACCTTCTAAATCTAGATTTACATGACACTCTAGCAATGTGTAAATCGGTTCGTTCTTACCAGTTTTTTTACTACCTTCTAGGTCACGTTCTTTTTTTTCTAATTCGTTTTTTTCGACATTACCAGGTGGTCCTAATTCTACATCTCTGTAGAAACCGTTTACCTGTTGTTTTCTTAATTCGTTTTCAGATATTTTAATCGTATGAATAATCGCTTCCGCATCGTCTAATGAGGTAGCCGTGTACGGAACGATTAATTCATCTGCCGGAACAAACTTCGATACAGCTCGTCCCAGGTTTACATCATAGTAAACTTTTTTAAATGTTGATCCAGCCAGTGGTAGGTGAAACAACATAGAATCAAACTCAGCTTCGTATTCTTTCATTTGATCCATAACCAAATAATTCATAAAATCTTTTACACGTTGTGCCTGCTGTTCTGTTGCAGGGTTTTTTACACCGATAATCTGTGTTCTAACTGGTCCATCACTTGGTAGTAATTCTTTGTATGCTTGTGCTTGAAATTGTGTAACAGCTTCCGCCATCACCGGGTGTGTTGCACCTGAAGCTCCTTGAAAAGGTTCTGTTCTATTTTCGTATTTAAATCCTAAAAGATCTAATCCTTGTATGTATCCTTGCTCCCAATCTTTTCTAGAACTTTTGTAGTCCATGTAATTTTGCACCATCTCGTTGCCGATAGGTTCTAATACATCGTCTGGTAAAAGATCTGCAAGATTGTCAAAGTGTGATTCGGTTCCAGGGACATTAATTGCTCCTGGTTCAAAGTCTAATGTTACACCACCATCTTCTTCTGGTATAACTTCTATTGGTCCTTTTTGCTCTTCTGGTTCCTGAACGGCAACTTCTTCTGCTATCTCCTCTTCCGAAGGGATATCTAATTTAGTTCTAGTGTTCGGGAGTCCTTTGTCTATTTCTGCCATTTAATACTCCTATAGTTTCTTAACACGTTTTAACAGACCTGGCAACCCTTGAGACATTGGTCCTTTTTCTGGTGGTGGGCCTGAAGAATCGCCTGCTTCTTTTGCTATACCACCGCCTGCTAGATTAGCAACCCCACCTGCATCTGCAATAGCTTGAGTTTGTTGATCTTGTTTTATAAAATCTTGTATCTGTGGATATGTCATTCCAAAATCTTGAATCGTCATACCTTGTGTTTTTAATATCTCATCAATTTCTTGTGGTGACGTAGTTGGAAAAGCCTGTTCCATCTGTTGTTCTCGTTTTTTTAATCTCTGTGCATCAGCTGTTGCACTTTGTGGAATCATCATTCTTCTACCACGTTCTGCCATTGCAAAGTCCTCACCTTTTGCAAATTCTTTTGCAAGTTCTGCTTCTTTATCAATCTGTAATTTAGGACCTAAAGCAAGATTAAAAATAGAATCAGCAAATGCTGTTTTAAGTGGCACACCTGTCTGTAAAGTTTTGTTTAATGCAATACCACCCTCTATAGCAATCTCACTTGCTATGGCTAATGGACCCAACGCATTTTTTACTAATCTACCTGCAGTGGCAGCCTTGTTAGTAAAATTTGTAAGTTTTGTTCTAGCTGCTGTATCACCTTTTTTTGCTTTCTGTGTTAGCTCATCAACAGACTTTTGATATGCTTGTGGCATATTACAATTAACACCATTAGCAAGTCTACATTTAATTCCTAAATCTTTCATAAAAGCAGAAAGACCTTTTACGTTAAAGTCCGGGGAACGTATGGCTGTTTCAACTCTTTTTTCTATTTGTTTAAATTGACCTATAGGAGTCTTAGCACCCGCTCCATAAAGTTTACCATCAGGTGATCTAACAAAAACGTTATTATTTTTTAAAACTTCTATGTCTTCTGGTTTTATAATATTATTTGCAATTCTACCTTCTATACCTTTTATTGTATTATTAATTGTTCTAGTTGTTAATGCTAAATCATCTGTAGCACTACCAAATTTAACACCAGATTGATGATGTCTTGTAACCGCATTTATTAAAGCCTCTTTAGAATTACCTGGAGTTCCAGATAAATATTGAACTAAATCATTTAATCTAACTTTATCCGTAAATCCTTTTTGTTTTAATAAGCCAGTTATGACCTCATTTGGCTCATTAAAACTTCTTTTTGATATATCCACTAATTTTTGATTTAATTTAAAATCTCCGTGCTGTGTTATGTTAGTTGCATTTTTTTTAGAATATTTATCTAATCCATAATAATAATTACCACCACCTGCAACAGTATTATCTTTAAAACCTGTAATTCTTTTTATACCATTTATTTCTTTGTAAACTGGTTGATAGGTTAAATTTTTAACTCCTTTCTTTTTTTCATTCTCAAAAACCCTATTCATTTGCAACAACATCCACCCCTTTGTAGATCCTCTATCTGCTGCTATTTTCCAAGGTGTTTTATCTTTTAATCGTCTGTCTATTCTACGAATAAAATTTTCATAAACACCATCCGGTTTGATTCCGTATTTGTAATTTTTAAAATCCCAATCATTAATACCTCTGGGTAATTCAAACAAACTTTTTATTTTTTCTTGATCTTTTAAAGATAATTTTGTTCCTCTATCTTTAGGAACAGTTCCTCTTGTTGTTAAACCTTCACCCTTGCCTAACTTAAAACCTTTTTTAATAAACCTCTGAACTTTTGTATAATCTTTACTTGTTACGTTTTGATCACCTGTTGGATATTTTCTGACACCATATTTAAATTTATCAAAATCAAAATTAGTTTCAGGAAAAGCATCTATAATTTTTTTCTGTTGTGATTTTGACAATGAATCTCCTTCAGCAAAACCAATCCGTCCACCATCTGCTTTTGGATTACGTCTCATAAACGCATTGATTGCATCTATCTGCTGCACTTGTGGTTTTGGATCTGGTCTTGCGATATCTGATGCAAACTTGACTTGTTTTCTAACACCCGATCGAGTCAGGTAGTCCATCATCTGTTTGTATTCTTTTGGAGTCATTACTCTCCTAACATTCTAGCAATACCGCCTGATGCAAAGTCATCTGGACTTGGATCATAATCACCTTGTCTGTCGGTAACATATTGACTAGTTTCACTTGGATCACCTTCGTTTAATCTTCTAACTTTATCTTTTCTTTTTTTAATTTCTACAATTTCTTTCATGGTAGGTCCTTTGCCTGTTGCATACTGTTTTAATTTTGAAACATCAGATTCTAGTTCTCTGATACTAGAACCACTCATGCCTTCTCCCTCTAAAACAAAATCATCAGGACCATCGGCTCTACCAACTATACCTGATTCTGATACTTCAAATTCTGCTGCAGGATTTGGTGCTCCTTCATCCGCTAATGGTTTTTTGTATTGCATTCCCACTGGTTCACCAAACATACTTTCATCACTCTCATACTCGACTCTTACAGCACCATCGTCTATGTCTTCTGTAACTCGGACCACTGAACCATCGTCGAGTGTTTTCTGGTGAATACTTTGTCTTTCACCTGTTGCAAATTTTTTAGTAACATCATCACCTTCAACAATAACTTTATTGACTAATGCATCAAACCATTCTGGTTTGCCAGCGACATCATCGGTTTTAATCATAGGCACTTCTTTCATAGTCTTACCTACTTTAGCTAGTTTAAAAAACTTACCAACGATAGGCACAGCTGCCATACCACCAAGTAATTTTAAGAAAGTTCTTCTGGTCATGCCATCTTTAAAACCAAGTCGTGCTATGCCACCTTGTGCCATGTCTTCTGGATCATCTAAACCAAATCTTTTTCTAATCTCTTCTTCTGTCTCACCTTTAAATTTTTGATAACCTTTGTCTTTGGATAATTTTATCTGTAGATTTCTTCTGGCCTCTCTGTTTTCTTTTTCTAATTTTTCTAATATCTCATCCTCGCTCTGTATCGGAGCTGCGATATCATCGGAACCACCACGACTGCCTGGTGGTGGTAGATCATCATCTGGTATTTGTTTGCCACCCATGATACCTTTTTTAGGATCAATCTGTTTACCCTCCATATCAAATACTTTTGCAGATTTTGCAGATGTGACTCCTCCTGTTTTAGGTTTAGACTCTATTGCAATAATTGCATTCTCTACCTGGTCAGCATTTTTTAATTGAGTCGGATCGATACCATTCTGCATCAAACGTTGTGCTGTGATCTGTGTGTTAAGTTCTACCAAATCTTTTTTAGGCATTGTTTGAACAATTCCAGTCTCACCTTTCGACTTCATCATCGTTCTTAACACCCACTGAAAAACTGCTTTTAATCCTTGTACTGCCATTAGTAATAATTCCTTTTCGGTTTCTCTGCCTTTTCATCCACGTAGTCTTCGGGGTGATCGATTAGACCGCCCTGCCTGAATCGCATAATCGCTTGTGTCGTAGAATCCACAAGGTCATCATGATCGCCATATGGGAATGCCGCGCATTCTTCTATGACCTCCTCAGCAAATTTTTGCTCAGGACTCCATATCATACCAGATTCAAAGAGAGGTGCAACAGCATTTACACGGGCATGCTTGTCGTTACCTTTTGACGGTGTGAAGTTTACCACCGGTATATCCATCTTTCGAAGCTCGTATGTCAAAGGTAAACCACTGGCTTTTGCCTCGACAATCACCGTTTCGGGCTTCCAGTATTGATACTGCTCCAACGCCAAACGTCTTAGTTCCGGAAACTCATATCTACCTTTGATGGCATCGAGCAGTATGAGATTGGCCCCACTATCCTCATCAGGATAAAAAATACCCCAAGTGGTAATGGCACTGTAATCGGCCGTCTCTTTTTTTAAAAATGCCGTGTCGTAAGATTGTATGACGTGATGTAACTCCGGTATGTCCTCGTGTGTATACGTTCTCCACCACTCTCGTTTCAGTATCGCCCCCTCTTCTGCCGTTGGGTTCTGCATCCACTGCGCGTTCCACTTGCCCGTGGGCAGTGTTGCTTGTACCTTTTCCAACTCATCCAGTTTCCAATACTCCGGCCACACGGGTTTGGCGTTCTTTGATCCGTGGTCCATGATCGCCGGAAACTCGACCACGTGCCACTGATCAGCTTTGGGTTCCGATTGGTTCTTGACCAACATACCTGTCAGATCTTTCGTCGTCCAACGCGTCATGACGAGCACGATCTTGCCGCCTGGTTGCAAACGCTGACGAGGACCTGAAGTGTACCACTCATAAGCTGACTCCATCGCTGTAGGTGATAGCGCATCTTGTTCCGAGTGCGGGTCGTCTATGATCAATAAATCCGCACCACGGCCCGTGATCGCACCACCGACACCGGCGGCAAAGTATTCACCACCCTGTGATGTCTCCCAACGTCCCGCTGCCTTTGAGTCCTCCTGTAAAGTTGTTTTAAAAATTTTTGAATAGTCTTCTCGGTCGATTAAATTTTTTGCTTTACGACCGAATCTTATCGCGAGCTCTGCCGTGTGCGTTGCTTGAATAATCTTGAGTTTCGGCTCACGGCCCACCATCCATGCTGGTAGCAAGTATGATGCAAATTCAGATTTTGTATGCCTAGGAGGCATATTAATGATCAATCGGTTTATTTCGCCCGACGC